AGCTCTGTCTTTTGCTTTTTAGACATTACACTTTCTTTTTAGTCTTCGGCACCGCTTCTCCGTAAATATCGTACAGTCTCCAAGGCCATCCTTTGTAGTATAGCATTTGTGCGTAGCTTCCTTGAGGAGGCCTAGGCACTTCTACAACAAAGTTTACACCTTCAAGCACTAGAAGTGAGTAGTAATCCTGATATATCACCTTTTTGATTCGATGACACTCAAGACGTTCATATCTAGTTTTTCTGTATTTAATAATATTGCCTGATCTATCGAGTGCCCAGACAATTGGGGTTTTTGATCGCTTAATTAAGTCCACAATGTTAAAGCACGGTCGTCGTAGCTGCTTCATTTTATGGGGAGTAATTAATCTGCGAACCCCCAGGGTGGGTCTGTCGATGTTTCTATCATCGACGGCTTTCCCCTCTACAAAAACTAACCCATCTATTAATAAGGGTTCATCGTTAATTATATAGACGGGAAATTCTATATCATGCGACGAGTCTATCGTCTTGAAGGTATAGTTCTTCGAACTTTCCAAAAGAGTAGTCATCACCAATTTCAAAGTCTGTGCCAATTGGGCAACCTGGAATTGTTAATCCACGATCACTTTCTACGTAGTCTTTAAGAACTCTACAGTAGTTTTCCACTTGGTCTTCACGAACTTCAGCTAATATAGAGTCATGCACAAGTGCAAAAATCTTAGCGTCCATGCCGCTTATTTTAATGTCATTCTGCATTTCCATAGCAGCAATAAGGTTAATATCAGACGAAGGAGACTGGATCAAGAAGTTAATACCTGAACGAATCTCGTGCATAACTACACCTTGGTTGTCACTTTTAATATTTCTTAAGCGACGCTTACGTCCAAAGTGACTGTAGGCATATCCACGAGCAAGAATAAGTTTTTCTTGTTCATCAAGCCACTTTTTAAGTCTCCAGAAAGTTCTAAAGTAGTCATCAATAACTTCTTGAGCTTCCATTTTGGAGAAATACTTACCACTATCCTTAGTAATTTGTGATGCAATCTTTGGAGCACCAGCACCATAAAGAATACCAAAAGTAACAGCCTTAGCGGCTTGTCTTTTATCTTTATAGAACTTTTCTACTAACTCGACCTCACAATCTAGCTTAAACACTCGTTTAGCAATTTGACTGTGGAAGTTGCCTCCCAGTTTAAATACGTTTTGAAGCTCTGTATCTCCACTAAGAACTGCCGCGATATACACCTCGGCAGTAGTCAAGTCCATTGATACAATCTTATAACCCTCTTTTGCCTTAATACAGCCTTTAACAGCAGGGTTGTCACGAGGCAACTGTTGCATGTTAAGCTTACCACTAGAAGATAGACGACCAGAAGTTGTACCATGCAAATTAAAGTTAGTTCTGAGCCTTCCGTCACGGTTTAGCTGAGGGATAATTTTATCAAGATACGTATTCTTAATTTTACTGTCTTTACGAATTTTCAAGATTAAATCTGGAATTTCGTGTTGCTCAGATAAAATCCCTAGAACTTCTGCATTAGTTGAATGTGCTCCAGTACCAGTTTTAATACCAGTAGGCTGAAGGCCAACATAATCAAATAGTAGCTTGCGTAGTTGTTGTACCGAATTGGGGTTAAATTTGTCTCCCTGGTCTTCTTCGAAGCGGAGTACAATATCGTGGCTGTATAGTTGTTTTGTATACTCTTCAATGTGCCCATCCATAGTTTCCTGAGCGAGCTTAAGACGCTCAATATCAAATGGTACCCCATTATCTTGTATCTCCTCTAGAAATCTCATGCCAGGGATGAGAATTTGTTCGTATAATTTTTTGAGTTTAGGGTTCTTGTTAACAGCTCTTCTAAACTTGTTGTAAAGAAGAAAAGTTACACATGAGTCAATTGCTGCATAGGGGTACATTACCTCAAAAGGAATAAATTCCCAACTAAACTGACTTTTAAGTAAGTTATTTTTCTTGGTATAGTCTTTAATCCAATTATGAAGGTCTTCCTCATAGTCCCCATACTCAGTGTATTGTAAGGCTAATTGTTTTAGTCCATGTGTTCCACTACGCTCATCGAGTGCATAGTGCAACAACATTGTATCTTCTACACTAGGAAACTCCCAATGAAAATGATATTGAAGCATAGCGAGATCGAACTTAGCGTTATGAAAAACAATGGTCTTTTTGTAAAAAAGGAATTGCAAAAGCTCAGATACTTCGTTATCAATAACCTCGGCATTAATATAAGCACCAGTATCAGGAGCGCCGCAAAGAGATACCCCAAGAACATACCCATCGCGAGGATACAGTCCCGAAGTCTCACAGTCCAGTGCGGCATACTCGTATGGTGCTTCGATAACGGATCTAATAAAGTCCAGCGCCTCTTGTTTATCGTTAATACCGTGGAATTTGGTTCCGTCATATTTTCTTACTTCTTTTTCGCCTGTGACGTATGCTTGTATAGCTTTAACTGAGTTTTCCCAGATAGAGCGGGCCTCTGGTTTAAAGGTTAACATAGCCGGGTTGATTGTTGCAATAAATTTATCGTTAACCACTTTACCAGCATATTCTGTAACTGAAGATTTGCCGGTAAAGAATTTAAAAGGTTCCGAGCCAACTACAATTACCCAATCATAGTCGTCTGCTAGGGACCTATCAATCTCTACGTCTTTTTTCAATACCTTTTTTAGGTTTTGAGAAGTGAGGTGTGTATGGTCAAACTCAAAATCAAAAACATTTTTTAGATTATTTCTGCTTGGTTTTGTTTCTACTACGAGTACTCTGGACATTTTACCTCTATTACTTTATCAATTTGTTTCTGTGTTAGGCTGCCGGGGTCTTTGTTTCGCCAGAATATATTTTCTACAACAAAGCCTAGGCTTTTAGCCAGCTCTTTTACATCTTTAGCCGCGTCTTGACCTGCATCGTCACCATCAAAGAAGGTATATAACTTAAACACTCCTAGTAATTTGAGAAGTTTAAGCTTTTCCTCTGTTACTGTGTTTGTGCCGAATGTGCACATAGCGTTTTTAACACCTTTATCATGCAAATTAAGCACATCAAAAATGCCCTCCACAAGGATTATACTACCACCTTTTGGACTCGCTGTCAAGGGAAAAATTGGGGGTGTGATGTGCCTAGGAAAGAATAAGTACTTGGGCTTTATCTCATCGTTTAGGGCTCGTCCGTTAAATACTGCTATTTTTCCTGTAATGTCATAAATAGGGAATACTACTCTTCCCTTCATTTCTTCGTGGTGCGTAAATGCGCCAAACTCTTCATAGGTAGAGGCAGCAATATTACGGTAGTCACGAAAAAAAGGCTGAGAACTTTCAGGTATGTTTAACCCAATGTTCTCAAGCCTAATAGTTTCTAGTTTTTTAGCCAGTTGATCACGCTTGATTTGCAGTTGGGATACAACCACATCAAACCTGCTAAAAAGATTTCCTTTGAAACCACAAGAGAAGCAGTGAAAAATGCCAGTTGTTTTGTCAATTCTCATAGATGGGTTTCGATCATCGTGCTCAGGGTTTAAGCACTTAACCAAAACATCCCGCCCACTATGTTTGTAGGCAATCTCTTGTTGTTCTAGTAATTCTTCTACTGTCATTATCTAATTCCAAGGTAAATCTTCGGCTTCTTCTTCTGCTTCTTCTCGGTCAGGAACAATTGCTGCCTCTGGTCCGATCTTTAGAGTTTCCCAGTCCATATGTGATGTAAAGTCTGTTTCAGCAAAACTTCTCATCTTAGTACAGTTAAAACTCATGCAGGCGTCCTCTTTTTCATGTGGATCTAATGTAAAAACTGCGTCAGCGGAGTCAAGGATACCCTTAGAAAACCTTGCCTCACCAGTGCTGTCGATTTGATATGGTGATACAATTGGAACATTGTATTTTTGTGCCATACTTTTAAGAAACTTGGAAATTTGAATTTGCTGATCCCAATCGTACTGACCTTTCTTAGGGTTTGGATTAAATTTAGTCAGCTTAATTTGATTAATATAGTCCACTACAATTACTTTAGGCTGGATAATATTAACCTTGCGTTCTAGTTCTGCTCTAATACGAGCTACTGTAAGCTCAGGATCATATACAATATCAAATCGTGTCGTTCTTAAAGGTAACTTTGTTAGGTTAGTATGAAGTTCGTCAAAGGACATAGATAAATCATACTCAGACATGTAGTAGTCTAAACCACCTTCATATCTACTAGACCACCATTTAGCTAGTTTTTGAATTTCGTCAGTAGAAAGTAACCTATTTTTTAGTCTATAATGAGATACCCCTGCACCAATAGATGCTACACGCTGTAGTATTTCTCGTTGTGTCATCTCAATAGTAAAGTAAATTGATGACTGGTCTTGATTATAGGCATTCGCAGCAAGATTGCTACAAACCAGAGATTTACCTGCCCCTCTTCTACCCCCAATCAGAATTAAATCTTCAGGACTAAAGGTAATGTGAGTATCGAACTCTGAGTTTAAGCCTAGTGCAAGACGGTTATCCATGCTTTCTTCTGGCTCGAAAAGTTCGATTGTTTGCATGTTCTCTTGGTCAACGTCCATGTCGATCTTCTCTTCTAGATCGACGATCATGCCTTGTAAGTGCTCTACGGTATCAGTAACTTTGTCAAAAGCTGTTGAGTTTTGTATAAACCTGTCTATGTTATTGAAAGTAACTTCTTGAGCATAATCAGATTTAAGAAACTCGATAAGTATCTCGGCTTCCGCCTCAACCTCAACTTTTTCTATTACAGCAATCTTTTGCTGAATACGTTTACCCTTAGCATCAAACTTTAGTTCTTCAAAACTGGGTATCTTATTAAATCGGTCTAGAAACGATGCAATACGATCGTATATTTCATTATATTCCGATGATAGATAATTTCTTCTTAGTGAGGTCCAAGCGGCTAGATCTTGCTGGTCAATTATTTGTTTAAATACTGCACTTGCAAGGTCCACTTTTTATCTCCGGTAAAAAACGGGATGTGCGTAGACACACCCCGTTCTTCTAATTTCTAAACGAAATCTTAGCTACAAGCAGCTTCGCGAGCTGCAGCAGCCTTAGCTGCTCTAGCAGCACCGTCATAGTCGGCAGCTACTAGTCCGCGACGTGTCAACATTGTTTTTACGCCACGTGGAGAACGGTCAATTTTGTCTGCAATTTCTTCAACTGTCATTTCAGAAACTTCAAGACCTTGGAACGCGTCTTCTTTCTTAGCAACTTTGTTAGACGCTGGGATTGCGTCAATATGTCCGCTGCGAAGAAGAGAAAGAGCTTTACCTCGTGCAGACTGGACAGTCACACCAAGAGTTTCAGCAATTGCTTCTAGCTGCTCGCCAGCATTTGCCATATCAACAAATGTTGCTTCTGCCTCTTCATTATAAACGCGCTTATAAACTTTCTTCTCTGCTGGTTTTACAAGATCTGTAAGTTCCATTGAAAGAATCTTACCTTGCAACTGTTGTGCAGTGAAAGAGCCTTCTGCGAATACATCTGCAATTTCAGCAAATGTATACTCCCCTGCGTTCTGCTCAAGGAAGGTACGCAGGAACTCTTCCTGCTCGTCTGTGAAGGTCTTTGATTTGGTTGCAGAAACTTTTTCAGTTTCGTAACCCATTTTAATCAGTTTTGAAGAAATAGAGCGAACAGATGTCTCTAGTTCTGTTGCTGCATCTTCGATTGTTGCACGAGAAACAGGGCTCTCGTTTCCTACAAAGCTCGCTAGAGCTTCAGTGCGGGCTTCATCCCACTTAGGTAGTTTACTCATTCTAACTCCCGTATATTGTTAATAATCTTTGTGCCATTGGCACGCGCTTTCTTTGTTTTCGCACTCTCAACCCCAGACTCATTTACAAGAAAATCTAGGTCTTTGATGACGTTGGGCACAATTTTATACCCTAAGCCAGTAAGATGGGCTCCCGCTTGAGCCTTAGTTTTGAAAGACGACAGTCTGCCAGTAATGCAAACTGTTTTACCACTAGTGACCTTTTGTTTTTCCGATTCAAAAGTAAAAGGCCATTCCCTCCACTCTTGCTTTTCAAGCCACTTAATAAAGGATTCTCCGGTCTTCGGGCCAAGTGTTTCAGTCACTAGTTCATCAGTTAGTTCGTATATGTCTGACACTTTGGCACAGAGTTTATCTGCTGCAGTTTTACCTACCAACGGGATACCTGCTGCGGCAATTACTGTATTTAGGGAAGCTGTTTTGCTTTCTTGAATCCTCTTATACAATTTTTCACCGATCTTGCATCCTAAGTAGAATTTGTAATCCTCTTCACTAGTAGTGTAGATTTGTCCAATTTTAGTGAACCCAAGCTGCTGAATCATCTTTGGGCCAAGCCCTAGAATTTTCATTGTTTTGGCGAAATTTTCTACCTTTTTTGCACCTTGTGCTGGACACTCACTATTTCTACAATAAAGGACGGCATTTTCAAATACCAAGTCTCCAGCGCACGAAGGGCACTGTGTCGGCGGTAAAATCTTCATGTATACGTCTCCTTACTGTTCATATATAATACTCGAAAAAACAGGAAAAGTCAAGAACAATTTTTCCGAGTTCAATTGTTTTCCCAATACTCTTCTAAAAATGGAAATTCTTTTATTAAGATCTCTTGGCACTTTTTCGCGATTTCTTCATGCTCTTTTTGCGTACCATTAGCTGCACGCAAGTCTACATAGTGAATCCAGCTTCTTAGTGTGCCAGCCATATAAATTGTAGTTTCTGTTAGTCCCTCAGGAAGAAGTGCCCTAGCCTGCTCTTTGGCAATTCCCATCTCCAAAGCTTCTCTGTATGCTGACTTTGAAGATACAAGTACTTCTCTTTGAAGCTTTTCAAAGGCCAATCCATATCGAACGGCTTCATCACTGCTTGGTAAGATGCTGTTTTGTCTATTGCTAGGGTCTTGTAGTCTAGCCTCTCTGGTAGATGTGAAATGCTCCGACTCGGCATACCGCTGCGAAAATTCTTGGAAGGAAAACGACCTGTGACGGATAATCTGCCTAGAGATATCTCGTGTAGTTCCAATTTCCATGGTAAGTGATACCATTTCGAATGGCGACCAATGCTTATGCTTAATAAGGTAGCGTAATAGCCTACCAGCGGTTTTTTCATTGTTTTGATTCTCAGGGTTAGATACGCGGGCTGCGTAGGCAATCATATCTGCCGCGGTTTTACATGGGATGTCTCTAGGTTGAGACACTGCTATTAAATTTACGTACATTATGTTCCTTTGATAAGGGCATTGTTGGCTCTATACGAAATAAAGTAAGTGCCTTCACCGTTTTGCTGAATTTGTTTGAGGGTACCGCCAAAGATCTTTAGTCGGTCTAGTAAAAGTTCTACGTCACTGAGTGTGCCGTATTTAATAATAAAAAGTTTCATTAGTAACCTGTAATGACTAGTCCTTCGATAAGTAAATCATCCCAATAGTCGGGACAGCGTTCCCGTAGCCAATCCATATACTCATCATCGTCAAGTACTTTCTTTAGCTCAGGGTTTTCAGTTTTAGTATTTACTTCTAAAGGAATTTGATCAAACTTGAGAAAAGACTTTGCTTCTTCAAAATCTTTTGCTTCCACTACATAAGTTTCAGTAGTTGTAAGTTTACGAGTTAATACATATTTCATTTTGGGGCATATCTCCTTAGTTGTTTTAAAACATTCCGTAATATATCTAAACTAAAACACTCTGTCTTGCCACCAAAGTCTTGTTTAGGGATAACCTTATGTTCTTTCCACGTTTCGTGCAAATTTTGCTCTAGTCTATACATTTCTAATAAGGTACCCGAAACTACTTTTTGTATTCGTAGCTCATAACCTTTAAAGCCCCTAGCACGTTTTACTGCATCTTTCCAGCACGTACCTTTAGCAATTCCAATTTTGATACATTCTCGCTCGTGTGTATGCTTATTAACAAGTACTACTAGATATAAGATACCGGGCGAATTAGCCTTTTCAGGGTCATTAGCAAAGCTAGTTTCATTGTAGCTCATCAACCCTCCTGACAACTCTTGGAATAATTTCACCACTCCTAATAACTTCTACATTACAACCAATTTCTAGGTTCAGTGCTTCAATGTATTCGATATTATGAAGAGTTGCTCGTCTAATTATAGCTTCACCAATTAGAACAGGTTCCAATATAGCAACAGGAGATACAACACCAGTACGACCAGTGTTCCACTCAACATCAACGAGACGAGTAACCACCCCATTAGCTTTTGGCTTAAGAGCATAGGCTGCTCTTGGATGTTTAGATGTATAACCTGTCTGTTCGAATACTGCATTTACATTCTCTCTTATAACTTTGCCATCTGTAGGAAATTCACTTAGCTCATCAAAAATTGTACGCTCGAAAAACATTTTGGCAAACTTCATTTTTTCAGTATAAAGATCAAAGTTAACACCCTGAACATCTAAAGGTATAACTGTTAAGTCTCTTTTCTTAATCTCAGCCAAGTCTTTTAGGTTGAGAGCGCCTGATGCATAATTTCTAGCATTTGGAATTACTTTTGGAGCTACTACCTCACAGTTAAATTGCACTAATATAGACGACGAAAAAATAACAGGTGGCACAAGATGTTTAATTTTATCTGTAATGTCTTGGCCTTCGAATCCATCTCCGCGAGTAATAATTTTTTCTAGCTTTAGCACATCAATACCGACATAAAGCACACTAATAGCTGCCCCGTCTAGCTTTGGCGTTTCAATAGGCCAATCTAGCTCAGGCTCTTGTTCACCATAATGCACCTTTTGTAAACTATACATACGAAAAGCATGAGGAGTTCGTCCATCTTTAGCGCCCACACTTTCATAATTGTGCAGGTCTGCTAAGCGGTCGAACTCCTCGTCACTTACAAGTGGTTTACCTTTATAGTATGCTTTACTAAGTTTGTCTAAATAATCTTTTATCATTCAAGCACTATAGCACGGGAAGAGCTTAATGTCAAGAACTATTTTCGTAAACCTCTGATAACAGTTCTTTAAAGTGCTTGGTTATGACTTCCTTAGATTCAGCTAGTGAAAGAATTTCTAATACTCCTACAAATAATTCGCTCATATTATTTAAGTCTAGTGGGAAAGATACTCCCTCTTTGCAAGGCATCCAGAGCCCGTCAAAGTCAACAATATATTTTCTAAAATGAAAATACTCTATCCCCCTAAACTCGTTAATTGTAATTCGGTATTGCATAAACTTTTCGTCGTCTTGGTATACCACTTTATCGTAGATTGTTTTGCTGTCCATTATATCTTGTTCCTTAAAGCTGAATTTAAGGGTGCAACAGACGTTACTAGGTTGGTTTTGATTAATCTATAGGCATCTACATCCCATGAGAAGGTTAAAATTGTGCTGTCATTTTCTTTTGCATGTGTTCTTTTACTTTTTATATATGGTGTGGAAAAATCAAGTGTAACAACATTATACTTTAATTTTTTAGATTTTTCTGATCTATATGTTACAATTGCATCACCGAAGTCAGAAATTTTACTTCGTACTTCCTCTTTTCTCATTATGCTCCTTGCCTAATAAAGGCTTATCAAATTTATGTCTTCTATTCCAGAAATACCAACCTACTGTCATTAAACCTAAATACCCTATTAAAGTTACCGGTATTGATAAGATTTTCCACCACCAGATGTTTTCTGTAATATGGACCTTTATTATTCTAAATAACCACTTAAGGTCAGCCCAGATCTTAAGTAATACTGTTCTGTCATACCAATAATCTGTGTCGTGTAGTAGACAAATATGTTTATGTGAAATTTCCCCGTAGTGGTCGGGGAAGTATGTACAACCATCTAAATAATTTTCTGGCGGCATTAGGGCCACCCAACATCTAAATCAATTGCATCAAGTTCTGCTAAAGTTGTTCCAGCCATTATTTGTGTTGCTAGTGTTTGTGAATTAACAAAGCAAAGCCTAACATGGTTAAAAGCTGCTACTCCTAATGCTTGCAGTGTAGCTAAATTAAACTGTGTGAAAACACCTCTTGATACTTGCCATGGAGTTGTTGTCCCTTCCGGGCTCCTTTCTAGTCCAATCATGGCAGCATTAATACGAGCCTGTGTTCCTTCATCTAGCGTAATGGGTGCTCCACCAAAGGTAAAATTTTCTTCTGCTTCTTTTCGTTTATCACTTAAGTTCCCTAGTAATCTCGACTTCTCACCTTCCACTGTTCTAGGGTCTGTGACTACCCAAGTATTATTTTCCCAGCTTAAAATTTCATAAGGTTGTTTTGATGGTGGTGGTAAAACCGACTGATACCCTGCATCTGCTATTTCTGCAGGAGTAAAAGTTGAAGAGTCCGTCCTAGTTTGACCAGTACTAAGTTTTATTCTGTCTGGAAGACCCTCTACCGGGTATTCTCCGTTTTTTGAGTACCACATATTATGCTCCTACTGCTATTCTATATGCTTCTATAGCATCATGAAAATCTGAAACTTCTTGTGCGGATAGGGCAGTACCTATATACCCGCAAAGAAGGTGTGTGTCTTCGTTTTTGTTACCTGCACCCATTTGTAGGTTTGTAGCTGTGTTAAGGCTACCTGCTGATCCGCTTAGTGTATCATTAGCAGACCCTTGATAGTACTGTATACGATCTGCTCCTCCTGTTCCTTGATGTACATAAGTCATATGATAATTTGCACTAACTACGCGTGTTGTATAACTATTATCTGTGTTACCCACACCACTAATTCTACCATAAGGAGGACTAAAGTCTGACCTAAACCACGTTTGGTTATCACCAATTCTAGATGATCGGGTCTCACTGTTTTCGTCTAGCTTTTTAAAATAGATACCAAAGGTAAGGTCAGCCAATGTATAGTTCTTTGTTGCAGGCACACAATCCCAACCACTATTTGCAGTTCCTACATTATCATGTGTGTCATAGTGAGTATCTGCTACTACTCCAACTGGATTACCAAATTCAGACATGCTTTCTGTAGGGGTTATCCAATTTTTAAGAGAAGCATCTGTATCGTGACCAATAATTGAAAACCAGTCTAACTTAGCCCAAACACCCCCATCTTTCATAGCTTTAACTAATGTGTTTATTGTTATTTGTCTCCCTCCGTTTGGAGGTGTTGACATTTCAGCTATAAGAGCGTTTGTTTCTGCTTCAAAAACGTTGTTAGATACACTGTTTAAGAAATGAATACCGCTAGACCCCGGATTAACAGCTTGTCCTATAAAGCTGCCCGTAGTATTTCTTTTTCCGTATAAATTATTTAGTCTATTCATTACCCTAGTATTTCATAAGAACAGATAACTTCTAAATCATTTGCTGCAGACGCTGTAGCCCTGAGCGTATCGCCTTCTTCAAGATAGATCGGAGTTTCCCTAGAAATTACTACTAAAGAACTATCAGCAGCAACCTCTACGGTTTTAGCTATATGATAATCTACTGCACTTCTTTGTATAGAAATATCTATAGTAGCCGCGTTTGTTCCATCTACGTTGCTTACAATAAGCGTGTTTATTTTATATACGTCTCCACTAGAAGCTCCGTTTGCTGTAATAGTGGTAGCACTAGTAGTAGATAAAGCTACTACATCTGTTTCCCCAGTAACCGTAGTTAATGATAATATGTTAGGGGCTGCCATTAATTCTCCTTATCCAAATAATATTGCGTGGGCAAATGATGATGCTGTACTTGCTGCTGGCCCAGTAGGTCCCGTTGCTCCTGTAGGCCCAGTAGGTCCCGTTGCTCCTGTAGGCCCAGCAGGCCCCGTTGCTCCAGTACTTCCAGCAGGCCCAGTAGGCCCCGTTGCTCCAGTACTTCCAGCAGGCCCAGTAGGCCCCGTTGCTCCAGTACTTCCAGCAGGCCCAGTAGGCCCCGTTGCTCCAGTACTTCCAGCAGGTCCGGTAGGTCCAGCTACATTACTATCTGCTCCAGCAGGCCCAGTAGGTCCCGTTGCTCCAGCAGGCCCAGTAGGTCCCGTTGCTCCAGTACTTCCAGCAGGCCCAGTAGGCCCCGTTGCTCCAGTACTTCCAGCAGGCCCAGTAGGCCCCGTTGCTCCAGTACTTCCAGCAGGCCCAGTAGGCCCCGTTGCTCCAGTACTTCCAGCAGGCCCAGTA